AAGTGTTTGCAATATTACTAAATTTAATATCTATTGTTGCCTTGGCGGCTCTATTAGAAGTGGGTGTGTATCCTATTGATTTTGCATGAGAAACAACAGAATTTCTAAGTATTGCCGAATCTAAAAAGGCTTCATTGGCCACCATATTCATATAATAGGCATTATAATAAGTATTATATGCTAAAATATCTAGCAAAACATTTAATGAAGATCCTTCAAAATTATAATCAGAAAATGTACTTTGACTTCTTAAAAATTCTTTTAGATTTGTTTTTATAGAACTAAAATCTAAATCGGTAATATTAATTCGATTTGACGACATTTATCGTAATCTCTGCAAAACAAAATTAATTGTTATTGGTTCTGAAATATTTGTTATATAAAATTGCATCACAACATCAAAGGCATTTTGATCTAAATTAGGAGAAACCACGACAGATATTATTTTTATTCTTGGTTCAAAATTAGTTAAACATTGACGAATTTCATTTTCTAATGCTGCTGTTGTAACAATATCCACATTTTCAAATAACAATCGACGAACATTAGAACCATAATCCGGAAAAAATGGTTTTTCATAATGATTAGTTAAAACAATATTTTTAACGGCATTAATTATTGCGCGTTCATTTTTTGCTAAATTTAAATCTCGTTTTACCGGATGAATAACAAAATTCATATCCAAATCGGTAAATTCTCGAACTACTTTTGTTACTGTTGCTGTTGCCATATAGTGTATTTAGGTAAATATAGCCTTAGTTATTGTGCGTGTTCTATCGGTTCCATCAAAAGTAAAGATGTAAGTATAATATCCATTAGACGTTATACCATCGGTATTTTCTAATGAATAATTACCATTGGCATCTAAATATGCCGAACCACTTAAATCTGGTCCGGAATAAGTAAATACTGTACGAGGTTTTCCATTAGAAACATTAATAATAAAGGATTCACCATTAGCGATGATTAAATCTGGAACAGTATTTAATGTTTCATTATATAATGCAGAATCATCTACTCCATCTCCCGGATCTCCTCCATTATCACCACCATTGCCACCATATATTCCTAACGTAATTAATCTTTCTTGACCATTTTCTGTTGTTACTTTATAGGTAAAATTATTAGGCGAAACAACATGTGGTGTAATACTAGCATACCATAGCACTTTATCAGTTGGATTTAATGTTATATGTGCAGTAGAACCCAACATATAAAGTCGATTTATTTCTTCTTCGGAAAGTGCGCGAGAATAAATACGTAGATCATCAATTAAACCAGCATAGGGGTCCAGTCCTTCAGAACAAGCACCAATTCCCATCAACATATCCGCCGAATTTGAAATATTCGCAGGTTCATCGGCGCTATCAAAAGCCAACTTCACTCCATCCACATAAACAGATAGCATTTCACCACTTCGCACCACTACGATACAATGCCAATTATCTGTATTAAAGATTTCATCCGTATAAGCTAAAATATAATTAGTACCAAATTCATCTTGATCTATTTCTGCATATAACGCACCATCTGCAATGCCAATATTCCAAAAACTATCATTTGCGCAAATAGCTCTTTTGCCAATAATAGTACAATTATTACTCGTAGTTTTAAACCAAAACGCCACCGAAAAATCATCTATTCCAAAATTTCCAAGTGTTGTTCCAAATGTCACATAATCATTTGCCCCATTAAACAATAAAGACCGATCTCCTATCCAACCAGGAGCAGTTGTTACAGTTTCGTTAAACCATTCTCCATGAGCACCAGTTTCGCTAATATCACGTATTTCTCCATTAGCCAAATCAACATCGTCCACATCAAACGTCCAATGCCCAATAAGACCATCTTCGGATTCCTGATTATCATAAGTTAATTGTATAGTCATATTCGACAAATTAGCCGAATCAGTAATATTTTCTATAGTAGAAATGGTAGCATCATATTCAGAATTGTTTATCCATGTATATGGACTATAAGATGGAGCATCAGCAGCCACAATTGCATATGGACCATTATTAGCATTCAATATCAATTTTTCATCAGCAGAACCATAGATATTGATAATAGACAAAGGAGAAATAACACCAATATCATCAAACGTATTATTTACTCTGGTTGCTATTTCAATACTAGGTATTATTTTTATAATACCATATTCTGTAAAATCTTCATTTTCAATTCCTCTGGCAGCCACAATAAATTGAGCACTATTACCAGCACCAATTATATTGGTATTAGCCGGATTAAATTCATATACAAATTCAGTATTAACAAAATCATTAAAATTAACATTAGAAAATGTATATGCCGTATTACCAGTATTTGTAATAGTTACTGTTTGATTACTAGACCACAATCCATTTGCCGTATTAAATATTAATGCACCAGGAAAAACTTCTAGTCGATAAAACAGATTAGCATCTTCATCATCTTCTCTTGGTGGATATTTTATAACAACATTACTATTGGTATAATAATCAATATAATCATCTATAATAGAAGTGGGTGTATTAGCATCAGGCGGCATTTCCCATTCAGTATTTGGTTTCATGATATAATTACCAAAATAATCAATGGTAACATCATACTTTAATGTAGGTAAATCATCTATTAATAAAGATCTTTTTAATTTTTCTGTTCCAATATAATCACGCACCAACATAGTCTGAGTTTGACCCATTCCATTCATTACCTTAAACACAGTTTGCTCTTCATTGAGCATTTTCATATTACGCCAAACTCTTTTATCGTGTTCTACACGTTCGGCCAAACTACTGGCAATTTCATTTAAATTAAAAATTATTTCTATTTTTTCTGATTCTAATAAATCCGAATAAAAACCAGCTTCAGTCTCATAAGCAAAACCTTTAAGAGATTTTTGAATCATTTCTGGATATAGTATAATACGTACACCATCAGCAATTAATTCATCGTAAATTAATAAACTGGTAAAACACCCCAACAATGGTCTGGCATCTGATATACCATCAGTTTCATGTACAAGATATAATATTGTTCTACAAAGAGCAGAACAGGTTAAATAATGTGGGTCGGTTGTATTTCCCATTCTATTACATGGATAATCTGTACATTTACCATAAACAGGAACAACATTAGACAATCTATTAGTATGACACAAAAAATCACAAGTAACACCACGCAAATTAACTGCTGCGGCATAAACTCCTTCTAATCCACTAACAACAACTTCTAAATCTGGTAATGGAACTCCTTCTAATGGTTGTGTAACAGAATACGTAACAAAATCAATAATTCTCTCTACAATATTAAGTATTACATTAACAGCATCACCAACAGGATTTTTATAATAATCCTTTACATTTGCATTACGCATATCTTCTGCTTGCCAATCTCGAATAAATTTTGGCATATTATTAAGATGTTCTTTGGCGGCATCAGACAATATTAAAATAGTAGGATCTGGAAAATCAAAATCAATCTCTAATCTATCATATACCAATTTATTGGTACTATTAGGAAACTTTTTATTGGAGTTATCACGTTTTTTATTAATTGAAAGTAGAGTTTCTAAATTAAACATTATGAATTCCTATTAAACCATGAATGGTATTGCTGGTGATGTCCAACCATCAGGACAAATATGACTATGCCAATCAAAAATTGAAGTGTTTACCAAATCTGTCATTAAAACTGCTGTTGATACAAACCAATTACCAAAGGGTGCATTTACCGCAACACCAGCATTAACATAAGCAATTGAAGTTACACATCCAGGAAATGCAATTGGTATTCCAACAGAAACCCCACCCCATAAAGTAACAAATCCAGCCGGACCAGCATAAACCCCATGCCCAGCATCAATACGAGTAGTTGCTACCAATTTATCACACATCACTTCTCCATTAACATGAATATCTCCATTTATTTGTACTGATTGACCGGCATTTAAATTTAATTCACCACCAAAATTGGGATCACTAATTAAATCTATTCTACGATCAGAAATGATTCTAGTCCTTTTTTTAACTTCTTGTGTAAAATTTCCACCAATCAACAATTGATAATCACCAGAAATTTTTTCTATTTTATCCCCACGAATTTCTATAATAGAATCACCTTCAATCGTAACAGAACATTTTCCTTGAATTAAAACTTGTTTATTTTTAACGGTTATTTCATAACCATCACCATAAACTTTATGCACTTCTGAACCATCCGGAAACATTTCAATAAATGTTCCGGTTCTATGCATTAATTTTAATCTTTCACGATGTAAAGTATCATCAAATTCAAATATATGACCCGATTCTGTTTGAGTTACATTATTAAATGGATACTCTGGTTGAGTATCTACATTAAACACATCTTCTGGCTCTAAAAACCCACCGGCTTCATTTAGCATATATCATTCTCCATTATGGTGTAGTATATTTAGTCATATAATACAAATCAGTATTAACCAAATATTCTGAATTATTAGCCACTTTTTCAATATAATTTTCTAATTCTATTCTTGCTTGAATATTAACTTCTACATCGGGTGGAGATACCAATTGTTCAAGATATTCTGGTGTTATGGCGAGTTTTTCCGTAACCCCTTCAATATTATTTTTCACTCCTTGAATATTGTCTGTAATAGTAATGGTAGTTTGACCAATATCTACAATAGCAACATTAATATCATTATAAATATTAATCACTTCATCTCCAATATTTACTACGTCTATTATTGCATCACCAATTTGTCCTAGTAAACCACCTAAAAATGATGCAATTTCTCCCATAAAATACGCTAAACAATCTCGTAAAAATGCAATTAATCTTTCTGGTAGACTCAATATTAAATCCACAATTTGACGACATATTGCAACAACATCATGCACCACCTGTATCCAATCTTCAATAACTTCTAAAATATCTCGAATCCAATTTACCAATCGTCTAATAAATTTTAATATACTAATAGCAAAAGATATTAATCCTGTTGGGTCCATTCCTAGTGCAATAGCAAAAGCCTTTATTTGTGCCATTAACCAATTAATTATATCAGATGCTTTTAATCTGGCCCAGGCCAACGCGGTTTCTACTTCTAGTTTAATTCCACAGGCATGACTCAATCTATTGTTATTTATTTCTGTTAATGTTCCTTCAAGAATACCCCGAACAGATCGAAATGGTGTTCCCTCTCCCACTTCACGATGATGTTGTGTAGTTTGTGGAAAATAATCATCACCCTTTGTTTGTTTAATATAATTATAAACAGTTCTTGATTGTTGTCCTTCTACACCAGGAAACACACCATCAATAACAAGAATTTGTGCAAATTCACCATCCTGAAAATATCCCCTAACCCAATCTCCTACAATAGGACCAGAATGAGTTTTGGCTCCTGTGGGTGGCAAAATAACTTGTGCCCAAGGCAATGCCTCTGTTGGCATAAGATTTTTATCTTGTGAATGTAAACCAACAACTCTAACCCGAACCTGTCCTAATTGAGAAGGATCATCAACATCTTCAACCAATCCAACAAACCAAATATATCCTTGTCTGCCATAAAAGTCTTTACTAAGCATTATAATACTCGATATTGTCTTTTGCTACCTGAATTATCGTTTCATGTTTGGTATAGGAAATCAAATGTCTAGTACCAATTATTAAATATTTACCAGTCAATGTTCGATCAAAAGTTTCATCATCCTGTTTAATGGAATATTTTGGTACGGTTAAATTTACTGTGTGACCAGACTGAAGAGCAAAATTACCAGGCATTAACAATTGCACCCTTCGTTGCAATAAATTAGTAAAAATAGGTTTTCTTTTATAAATATATTCTTCAACATTATCCATTCCAGTAGAACTGAAAAATGCGGCATCTGGATTCTTGCGATGATCTATAAAATATTTGGTTTGATCTCCATGTTCCGTTATATGACCACGAGGATATGAATAGGGATAGGCAACCACTCTTGATTCATACATATTTTTGTAAGCTTCATTACTTTTAGTGGTTCCTTCAGGTAAATTTGGGTGATTCTTTTTTACTGATGTAGAATGTATGTCATCTTCTAACATAGAAATTTCATATTGAAAAGTTCTCGTTAAAGTATCAAATAAAACTTTTGTTCCGGCATAAGAACCATTTTGAATATTTTTTAATGCATTATATTGAGATACAACCTTTAAGTCCCTTACTCCTAAAAATTCACCCATCAAATCATCATCCAAATTTTTTGGATTAAAATTCAATTCAAACATAACTTCCTGTTCCATCAAATGTTTAATGGAATCAAACGTATATCCTCTATGATGAGTTTGATAAAATACATAATCAGGAATACGATCTTCTGGTGTAACCGATCTTTTACACACCCAATTAATTGCATCAAATGGAGTAGATAGTGGTATGTCACCATAAAATTCTTTTGCAGTTGGATGAATATAACCAATCCAAGATGAACCATCCTTAAAATTAGACTCTGATAATAACAAATAATCCGTTAATATTCTTTTAACCACTTCAGAATAAATTGCCTGAAAATGTTGAGTTATTTTAATCTGACAAGAATAAATAAATTCTTCTGAACAAAAATGTAATATGTATCTTTGAGAAGTCAAATTTAAATTTTCTTTATGTGTCATATTGTAAATAACACATTCCTTATAATACTGCAATTCCTCTATTTCTTCAGCAGCCTTATCAATTTTTATTCTGATTTTGGTAATATTAATACCATCAAATTTTAATCGTTCTCCAATATCATTAGAATCTACAATTAAAATACTACCAGATATACACGGAGAAAATATATTATCATATAGACTCAATTCATCAAAAATTTGTGAAATGTCTAATACTTCTCCGGTATGAAGAACTAAAGTTAATTCCTTAATAGAAAAATCTGTTGTTTGTGCAATACTAGGCATTAGCAAAAATTCTTCTTAATTCATTTTCTATGGGGGCCACAAATTCTTTACGTAGCATTTTAATTTCACGTTTACTTTCATTATTTTCTACTTCATATTCATAATATGATTTTGTGGTTTTTGACGTATCTATTGTTATAACAGTATTATCTGGTAAAATAACTTCTGCATCATAGGATTCAATTAAATCAGAATAAGTATTGGCATCTATTTTATAACTATATAAATCTTGTCCAACATTAGGAATTGTTATTGTTTCATTTTTATAGTATGAGTGTATATTAGATCTGGCCCAATATAAACCACTACCAGCCGTATTTGCACCAGAACTTGCCATATATTTTGCATCAATATATTGGTGTAAAGAAATGGTATGTAATGGCCATTGATATTGGGGATCAACAATATCGTTCATTAATAATATGATCCAGTATCTATAAGGAGAATCATAATATTTTGCCGCAATAATTTCTGGTGTTTCGGTTTCTTTTATTAAATATAAAAAATATGCCGAAGTATTATTTTTTAGAGCATCATCAAATTTAAATCGGTGTAAAATGTTAGTTACATATTCCCCCGATTTATAGTCATTAAAACTATATAATACTTTAGGAAATACTGAAAAATACTTTGCCATAATTAAACCTGAGTATAATTTTCTTTGGTAAGATATTCAGTTTCTTTAAAGGTCATATCCAAGGCAATCCCTACTGGCATTCCAGTTCCACCCAATGTAGGAACGGTGACACCAGGCAATTCATAGGCAGCAAATCCATCAGGAGCATAATCAACACTTAAATTTTCCAAAACACAGGTAGATATTCTTGGTATATTTCTGTTTTCATAACCATTATAATAAAATTTGATATCAAATTCAGAAGGAGGAACTAAAAAGAAACCATAACTATCTTTATAAATTTCTGGTGATTGATGAAAACGCAATCGTTCAATTAGATTTTGTACTTGCAGTGCTTCATGTTCACTTCGAGGATAAAACATAAATCGAAACTGAAATGATCTAAAGGAAGGAGAACTATAAATTAATTCTAACATTGGATTCTGCACTAATCCAGTTACCGCAGCAAATCCAATCGGAGAAAGAGAACCAGGAAGTTTTGATGTTAGATATCGAGCCACAAAAGGAGACAGATTTTTTACTATTTGTGTATTATCCATACCTTTTCGGTGCATATCTATAGCAGAAGCACCAGCCGTCAATGCTCCAACCAATGCCATACCAGCATCACTATCTATAGGACTATAAGTATCATATCCTTGATCTTGTTGAAAAGCCAAAGTATCTGGCATATATAAAGCAACTGTATCAGTAGTACGATAAATGGTTCGAGCAAAACCAAGAGCAAACGCAGCCAAATTATCAGAAGGTAATAATCCAGTACCATTTAATATATTTGAAATAGCATCATTTAGAGCACCATCAGTCAAATCCCCAATAATGTTTCCAATAACACCCCCAACATTAGTCAAGGCACCACCAATACCTAAATTCCCACTTTGAATTCTATTACTATAAATAGTAGGAATATCGGAACCACTTGCACGTTTTTCAAATTGTGTTTTGCGTTGAGCATTAATATGTATAATTATATAATGCCCCTTATCCATACTACCCAAATCATCTGGATACTTATAAAAATTATATCCATAACCTTCTTTAATAAGATCTTCAGAAGAATTAAAATAGGGATTATTGGATGGTCTAAATGAAACGTTTCCTAATGTGAATACTGGCATTTTTATTATGTGTAATTGTAAGTCTTTAATCTATTTATATAAAATATATGGCAAATTATCACCAAGGAATTTACAAAATAAAAAATCCCGAGAAATATGTTGGTAATGCCAATAATATTGTATATCGTTCATCCTGGGAACAAAAAGTATTTATTGAGTTGGATAATAGGGAAGATGTTATCTATTGGTCATCAGAAGAAATGGTTATACCCTATTTCAATCCGATTGATCAAAAGATTCACCGCTATTTCCCTGACATAATTTTCAAAGTAAAACAACAAAACAATAAAGAACAAGTTTATATGGTAGAAATAAAACCAGATAAACAGACAAAACCCCCAATAAAAAGAAAAAGAACCCAAACTTTTATTAATGAATCTGTCACATATGCCATAAATCAATCCAAATGGAAGGCAGCCGATAAATTTTGCCAGGAAAAGGGCTGGATATTTAAAATTTTAACCGAAAAGGATTTACACTTTTAACTAAATATATTTATGAAAAAACAACGACTTTTAGATAGAATTAAGGCCCAATTAGCACAACAAGGATATGCCGCCAGAAGTAATGCGGCTAGAAGTTGGCTACGAAAAGAATTACTAAATAAAACCTTAAATATTGGTGCTCGAATGGCATTTGTTAATGCCGCCAATAGAGCCAATCAATATTTTGATTCTACTAATTTTATTGGTAGAATGTTTTTCTTTTTTTATGATGCCAAACTAAAAAAGGTATTACCCTATTGGGACAAATTCCCTTTAGTTATTCCAATTGAAGTTTATAATGATTCTTTTCTGGGATTAAATTTACATTATTTGCATCCTACCTATAGAACAGTATTATTAGATAAATTGGAAACCATATTGACTAATAAAAAATATGATGATACCACCAAGATGAGAATTAGTTATCAATATCTAAAGAAAGCCACAAAAATAATGCCCAAGGAAGCAAAACCTTGTATTAAAAAATATTTGTATACTCATATACAATCCAAATTTCTACCTGTTTCGGCGGATGAGTGGGAAATCGTTGTATTTTTACCATGGGAAGATTTTACCAGTAGCACCAAAACCGGAATTACTAAACAACAAGTTTGGCAAGATTCACAGGCATCCTTTTAATGTCATTTTCTCCACAATTCTTTTTATCCAATCTAAATTCAAAACGTGGTCCGGCAAAATCCAATCGGTATGAAGTTATTATTCCAATTCCGACCTATTTAAATAATTTCATAACAAATTCAATTATTATGGAATTAAATTTGGATAGTAACACCAGCATAGGTGACTTGATTGCCCGCATACAATTAATAAGAAGTCAATCAGATCCGGGGTTTGGTTTATTTGTTAGTAGATTTTTGGCTTTACAATGTGAAGCAACAGAATTGCCAGGTAAAATGCTGCAAACAGCAGACGTAAAAATTTACGGACCCACATTTAAAGTTCCCTATCAGGCACAATTTCAAGATTTAACATTGACATTTTTATGTACCAATGAATTTTATGAACGAAAACTATTTGATAAATGGCTAGAAGTTATCATGCCGATGGATACTAATAATTTACGATATCCAAAAGGTGATGATACTCGATATATGACAAATATAAGGATTATTCAATATGATGAATTCATCAAAGAAATCTATGCCATAGAATGTCTTGACGCATTTCCAATTGGAATTTCTTCACAACCAGTTGCCTGGGCAAATGATAACTTTCATCGCGTTAGTGTTGTCTTTGCCTATCAAAAACATCGAACAATTTATAATGGATCTTACAATATAGATGAAATGATATCATCTATTATTGGAAACATTGATTTAACATATTTACAACTATAACATTATTTTTATGAGGTTATCATGGCTCTACCAAAAATATCTTCTCCTATCTTTGAATTGAAATTACCATTATCTAAAAAAATAATTAGGTATCGTCCATTTTTAGTGAAAGAAGAAAAAATTCTACTCATGGCAATAGAAGCCAATGATGAACCAACCATCATAAATTCAATTAAACAAATCGTATCCAATTGCTGTTTAGACAAAGTTGATGTAGATAAAATTCCAATTTTAGATTTAGAATTTCTATTTTTAAATTTAAGAGCAAAGTCTGTCGGTGAAGTTGTAGAGCTACATTATAAGTGTAATAATAATGTTACTGATGAAACAGGAAACACTAAAAAATGTAATCATGTAAATCCAATTACAATAAATTTATATGACATAAAACCAGAGATTTCAAATGATGATATTAATAAAATTGATCTTGGAAATGATATTGGTATTGTCATGACATATCCTAATTTTCATATGGTATCTGGTGCATTTTCTGGATCACAAATTGAAATTATGATGTCTATTATTGTTAAATGCATAGATTACATTTATGATAAAGATGATATTTACTATGCAAAGGACACACCAAAACAAGAATTGGAAGATTTTATTGAAAGTTTATCCAGAGAACAATTTGCTAAAATTCAACATTTTTTTGACTCAATACCAAGACTGAAAAAAACAGTAGAATTTAAATGTAATAAATGTGGATACGTTGAAGAAATTGTAGTCGAAGGTCTACAAAGTTTTTTCGGCTAACTTTTGGATATGATACATTAAAAAACCATTTTGAAACCAATTTTGCTCTGATGCAACACCACAAATATAACCTAAGTGATATTGAAAATATGCTTGCTTGGGAAAGAATGGTATATGTGAGTTTATTAATGAATTATATTCAAGAAGAAAATGAACGCATACGTTTGGAAAAACTTAGTCGAAGATAACAATAATGGCAAGAAACATTCAATCATTAATAACAAAAAACAGATCCGTTAGAAAAACTCAATTGGGATTTGTGGAAGCCCTAGATCCATTAATAAAATCCAGTAACATTAATAGTATATTACTAAACGACATTTCTACCAAATTAGATACTGTTTCTGATAACACCAAATCTTTTGAATTGATTGGTAGTACCATAAAAACATTATCTTCCATTATGGGAAATTTTGTTGATGTTTTTGGTAAAGACATTGAACAGAAAAGAACATCGGCATTTTTTGCCGGAGCATTAGCAAAAGAACAACAATATGAAAGTAAATTTGATAAAAATACCATATTACAATCTACTACACCAACCAAAGAAATTTCTACTAAAAGTGATTCTGGAGGCTTTTTAGGTAATTTATTAAAGTGGGTTGGTGGATTATTATTAGCCGGGGGAATTGGTAATTGGTTATGGAAAAATGAAGATTTCAAAACAAAAGTAACCGGATTTATTGGTAAACTATTTGAAGGAATTGGCAAAGGAGCAGAATCTTTTTATACCTTTGCAAAAGATTGGATTAACGATGAAAAAAATAAAGAAAAAATATCAAACTTTTTTTCCGGATTATTAAATGCCATTGCCAAAGGATTTGAATTACTAGGAGATTTAGGTAAAGTATTGGTGGCAGAATACCAAAGAGAAGGTAGTCCACTTAGAAATACCATCAATACTATTATAGAATCCATTTGGGGATTTGTTAAGGAACATCCTGTTATTGCTTTGGGTGGAGCAATAGCCGCCTTGGGTGGATCTCTGGCATCATTAACTCTGGGTCTATATGGAGCAGCAAAAACAATTAGTTTATTAGCAGGAACATTAAGTAGTCCGCTTGGATTACTTGGGTTGGCTGCGGGTGGACTTGGATTAGCAACCAATTGGTTAAATGATAACAGAAAACAAGAAATAGAAGCACCATTTACTGAAGAAGAAACAAAAGAATATAATAATTACATT